AAAGCTGATTAACCCGCACGGCATCCCCATGTTCTTTGGTCAGTTCAGAGATCAGGTGATGTACAAGATCAGTGAGTTCAGATGGATACCCCGCCCCGAGGCCAAGCACATTGTTCATAAGGCACTCCAACCCGCCATTCGGTTTGAGAAGCGTCAGTGCATTGACTTGCCTCCGATGACATACGTTGATCGTGATGCACCGATGACGACACAGCAGATAGGCTTCTACAAGTTGTTGAAGTCACAGATGTTGATCGAAGCAGACGGCGAAGAAATCTCTGCGGTGAACGCCGCCGTGAAGGTCAGCAAGCTGTTGCAAATTGCATGTGGCTCAATCTACACCGACACTGGTGAAGTGATTGACTTTGATGTGTCCAACCGCATGAGTGTGGTACGTGAAGTGGTTGATGAGAGCAGTAACAAGGTGCTGATATTTGTACCCTTTACACATACCATCGCACTGCTTAAAGACTACCTGACCAAGCACAAAATAACGTGCGAAGTCATCAACGGCGAAGTGAGTGTTAACAGACGTTCAGATATTGTTCAGCGTTTTCAAGCTAACCCTGAACCCAAAGTTCTCATCATCCAACCACAAGCGGCCTCCCACGGATTAACCCTAACTGCCGCCGACACCATCATCTGGTACGCTCCCTGTACCAGCGTAGAAACATACCTCCAAGCCAACGCACGAATTGACCGCCCCGGTCAGGTCAACCCAATGACAGTCGTGCATATAAATGGCAGTCCAATAGAGACAAGGATGTACGGCCTCTTGCGAGGCAACGTGAGTAATCACAACCAAATCATTGACCTGTACCGACAAGAAATAATTTCTGAAGGTACTTGACAATGTCAAGTTCTGTGATAGACTGAACCCCCAAACAAATGGAGCTAACTATGGACGCATTAGAAGTTCAGGACGGAGAACCCACTCCATCCTTACCCCTCGACAAACTTGCCGCTATCTACATCAAGATACGCGATGCCAAGGACACACTCACAGCAGACTACAAGAAACAATACGCCGCTCTAGAAGAACAGATGGGCGTACTTGAAACTGAGATGCTTGAGACATGCAAAACAATGAATGCCGACAGCATTCGCACAAAAGCTGGCACGATCATCCGTTCAATAAAGTCACGGTATTGGACGAACGATTGGGATTCTATGTATCGTTTCATCAAAGACAACGATGCGTATGGCCTGCTGGAAAAGAGACTTCATCAGACACACATGAAAGAGTTTCTTTCCGAGAATCCCGACCTGCTTCCTATGGGCTTGAACGTAGAAAGCGAATACACCGTGGTTGTTAGACGTTCTAAGGAAAACTGAAAAATGAGCAACATTACTTTGTTAAACCAAGACCTCCCCGACTTCCTGCAAACCGCTGGTGTCAGTGAGCTTACAAAAAACCTTGCTGGTCGCACTGGCGTTAAACGTATCGTCCCAAAGAACGGAATCTTCCGTAAAGTGGTTGGCGGTGAAGAGATGGGTAAAGTCAAGGGTGACTTGGAAGTTGTTGTTGTCAACGCTTCTCCCAAAGTTGGCCGTATCTTTTACGCTAAGCAATGGACTCCTGAAGCCGAGCCAAGTGCGCCCGATTGTTTCTCTAATGATGGCAATGTGCCTGATGTTGGTTCAACTAACAAACAGTCTGATCGTTGTGATTCATGTGAGCAAAACATTAAAGGTTCAGGCATGGGTAACTCCAAGGCTTGCCGCTACTCTCGTCGCATCGCTGTGACTTTGGTAGAAGACTTTGGTACTTCGCTTGAAGGTTCTGTGTATCAAATGAACTTGGCATCCAAGTCTTTGTTTGGCGACAGTGTCGGTGACAACACTCATCCGTTTGAGAGCTACACCAAGTACTTGGCCAACAACGGCAAGAGCTTGGACTACGTCGTTACACAGTTGAGCTTCAACGAAGACAACGACAACCAGTCCATCTTGTTCACACCTGTGCGCTTCATCAACAAAGAGCAGTACGCAGTTACAAGCAAGGTTGCCGCATTGCCTGAGACACAGAAGATGGTCACCATGACACCGTACCAAGCCGATGCGTCAGGCCGTGCGCCCAAGTTGGAAGCACCTAAACCTGCGGCGTCAGCCCCTGAAGCTGAGGAAGCCGAAGAAGCGCCAAAGAAGCGTGAGTCCAAGAAAGCCGCTGAAGTTACACCGACTGCCAAGAAGAGCCTCGCCTCTGTCGCGGCGGCTTGGTCAACAGACGAGGAATGACGCATGTCCTATGGTTACAGCCAAAAGTTAGTTGACGCCAACGCAAAGGCCGACGCTGAATCTTTGGGCGTAGCCTTGGGCCGCTTCTGTATAGACAGGGAGATTACAGCTACATCAGTAGCGAAAGAACTTGGTGTGAGCCGCATGACGGTTTACAACTGGTTCTGGGGTGAGTTCGCCCCGTCTCCCGCCTACTCTGAACAGATAGAGCGTTTCATGGCACGACACAAAAAGCGCAAATAACAATGTCAACATTCGATCTGCTTGACACCGTACTCCCAACGGAGGGACGGTACTGCGTGATTGGTATAGGGCGGTTTCCCGATCAGAGATTTGCAGATACCAGAGAAGAAGCTGAAGAAATAATCCAAGAGTTTGTTCGTGACAAGGTCGATGCCTATTTTGGTTGCGCTAAGTTTGGTGAGGCAGACGACCGCACACACGACAACGCCAAGTACTTCCGCTCAGTGTGGATAGACATTGATTGCGGCCCGACCAAGGGCGTACCAAACGCTAAAGGGATTATTGAAGGCTACCTTGACCAGTACATAGGACTGGCCGAGTTCAAGAAGTTCTGCAAAGCAGTCGGCTTACCCCAACCAATCTTGGTGAATTCCGGTAACGGCATTCACGCTTACTGGCTACTTGAAGAAACGCTATCCCGCAAAGAATGGGAACCGTTGGCCAAGCGGCTTAAACAACTGTGCAAAGAGCACGGCCTGATTGTTGATGAAAGAGTGTTTGAAGCGTCGCGTGTCCTGCGCCCGATGAACTCGTTCAATTTCAAAGACCCCAGTAATCCAAAGCCTGTGGAGATTTGGAACGAGAACTCAGCAAGGATACCCGCCGAGGAGATGCGCAAGTTGTTGGGCGCACCCGAACCTAAACCGGAAGAAGAAAAGCCCGACTTCGTACCTGCGTCGATGAGTCCGATGATGGAAGCACTGATGGCCAACAAGGTCAAGAAGTTCAAGAACATCATGCTCAAGGCCGAGAACGGCTGTGCGCAACTCAACTACTGCTTCACAAACCAAGCCGAGATTGACGAGCCACTGTGGATGTCAGCGCTGTCGATTCCAGCTTTTTGCGTAGACGGGGACAAAGCGGCACACAAGATGTCCGACCAACACCCCGAGTATGACCCCGCCGAGGTGGACAACAAACTCAGGAACATACGCAAGCGCGGTGGCCCACACCACTGCACAACATTTGAAGAGCGCAACCCCGGTGGGTGCGATGGGTGTGTACACAAAGGCAAGATCACTTCACCTATCGTGTTAGGAATAGAAATAGAAGCGGCGGAAGAAGCCGACAACGAAGTCGTGGTTGAAACCGACAAAGGAGAGACCAAATACCAAATACCTGAATATCCGTTTCCGTTTTTCAGGGGTAAGAAGGGCGGTGTGTATGTGCGCCCCGCCGAGGACGAGGAATCTGAACCAAAGCTGATCTACGAACATGACCTGTACGTGGTCAAGCGGATGAAGGACAAGGAGCTTGGGGAGATAGCTTTGTTTAGGCATCACCTGCCGCATGACGGTGTGAAGGAGTTTTCAATCACAACTGCGGCGATCTCATCGAAGGACGAGCTACGCAAACAACTTGCGCAACAAGGTGTGATGGCACACCACAAGCAGTACGACAACCTTGCAACGTATGTCGTTACATCAGTAAAAAATTTGCAGTACACAAAGAAGGCAGAAACAATGAGAACACAATTTGGATGGGTCGAGAACGACAGCAAGTTCATCATGGGCGACAAGGAGATTACCAAGGACGGCACGTTCTACAGCCCACCGTCATCAACAACTGAATTCTTTGCCGAGAAGGTTCACACCAAAGGCGACATGGAGAAATGGAAAGAGGTGTTCAACCTGTACGCAATGAAGGGAATGGAGCCACATGCGTTTGGGGCACTGACAGCGTTTGGTTCACCCTTGATGAAGTTCACCGGACTCAAGGGCGCAATCATCAACGTGATTTATGAATATGCTGGATCAGGAAAATCAACCATCCTACGCATGTGCAACAGCGTGTACGGAATGCCGTACGAACTCATGTCGATTGAGAAGGACACGCTCAACGCCAAGATGCAACAACTGGGTGTGATGAACAACCTGCCCAACACAATCGACGAGATCACCAACATGCTGCCCAAGGACTTCTCAGACTTGGCATACGGCATCAGTCATGGCCGAGGCAAGAACAGGTCAATGTCACAGGTCAACGCCCTGCGGGTCAACAACACATCATGGCAGAACATGACTTTGTGCTCGGCCAACGCCAGCTTTTACGAGAAATTGACTGCATTGAAGAACAGCCCGGACGGTGAATCAGTGCGGTTACTTGAGTACAAGATAGAGCCGAACGATTTGATCGGCGTGGCCAAGGGCAAGGAGATGTTTGACCACCAACTGAACAACAACTATGGCCATGCTGGGGAAATCTACCTTACGTGGCTGGTGAACAACCTAGAAGAAGCCGTTGATCTGGTCAAGAAGGTTCAGGCCCGACTGGATAGGGAAGTCCAGTTTACCGCACGGGAACGCTTTTGGTCGGCCACAGCCGCTTGTAACATTGCCGGTGGTTTGATTGCTCGTCACCTTGGCCTGCACGACTTTGATATGGGCGCGGTCTACGATTGGCTCAAAGCAATGCTGGGTGAGATGCGCCACGATGTGAAGCCCCCGCAGTCAACTCCAATTCTTACACTTGGTGAGTTCCTGACCAGCCATGCAAACCATACTTTGGTGGTTAATGGGGAGGTGGATGCCCGAAGTACCTTGTCGGCACTACCAATTCAGGAACCGAAGTTTGAGTTGCTGGTACGCTACGAGCCAGATACACAACACGTTTACGTTGCAGCCAAACAGTTCAAAGAGTTTTGCGTCAAGCAGCAGGTCAATTACAAAAGCCTGCTCAAACAGTTGGGCGACCTTGAGGTATATACGGAGCCTTGTAACAAGCGTATGTCCAAGGGTATGAAGATTGTGTCCCCGCCGATACGTACCTTGAAGTTTGACGCATCGAAGTCTGAGTTCCTACGCATTGACGTGATATTGGGCATTGATGAAAATCGAGACAATCTCTTATCAGCTTGATTGGAGCAAGTTTCGAGTCGGCCAGTCTGTATTTGTACCCTGTATTGACCATGTTGCGGCACGGAGAACGCTGGCCGCTGTAACAAAAAGGTTGAAAATATCTATTGTTACAAAAGTAGTGATCGTGGATGGGGTGAAAGGACTGCGGATTTGGCGCACCTGAGTTAAACTCACGTCTGAAAGTTA